GCAAATGAACGAAATTAGATTGTGCTGGTGAATCTGCTACGCTTCTAGTTACTATACTCCAAGCTTGTTTAGCAAAGTCATAAACATATATTTTATTATCACCGTTTTCTAATAAATCTACAGCTACATATAGTTGTTTGTATTTTTGGTCAAATGCCAAAGACATATTAGATGTAAAGTCAGTAGACCAAGTGTCATCTGATATATTTTCTGTTAATTCTTTTGGTATAGATGTTCCATCAAATATAAATACTCCTTCTTCATTGGCCCAACAAAGACCAAAAGGTGTTTTACATAATGCCTCTTTTTTAGTACATCCATGTCCATCGTATTCTGCTTCTAAATACCAACCAGCATCTGATGAAGAAGATACATTTATTACATATATTTTAGATTGTTTAAAAGCAATAATTCTGTTACCTAGAGATTCTACTGCAACAAAAGAGTCTCCGTCATTAATACCTATATCAAGAAAGTATGAATCAGGAAAAGTGTTAAATCTGTTTACTGGAGTATAATAAATTCTATCATCAAAAGTTTTATCTTCTTTACAAACATTGCAAATCCAAACTCTTCTTTGTGCAACACAAGNNCTTTTATATCCATCTACATCAATACTTTCTTCTGTGTGAGAATATCCATTAATACTATCATAAGTATCCAANGCTGGAGATTCTATTACTAAAGATGTTACCTCTTTAGTTCCAGAAGTTCTATATACTCCTGAGCCACCCCAAGAACTGTAATCATCAAATAAATTTTTTCTCACACCTCTTTCATAATCCACATCTAAGAACAAACTCCATCTTTCATTCTTGTCTTTTCTTCTAGTGTATATTCTAAATCCTTTTTCCTTTTCTCTAAATGAGTTAGCTACATTTATCTGTACTCCAACTCCTGTAAAGAAGTGACCAGTAGATAAACTTGCAGCGCTAGGTGCAGTACTCCATACGTGAGGTAAGCTTTCATCTTCAGACAGGTCAACATAAGTGTAAGACCATTCATAGTCTCCTGCTTCAAACCCACCGCCTCCAGAGCTAGATTCTATTTGATAAATCATTTCAAATTCACCATCTACATCCAAAGAAACTGAGTTAGTTCCAAAAGAACTAGCAGATTGTATGTTTGCCTTAGAGTCAGCTGTAGTTGCAACTGCTGCTCCTAAAACCCACTCAAAAGTACCAGTGCTGTCTTCAAATCTATTTGTACTAACAAACCTTAATGCTGTTCTTGACAAAAATGCTATATCAGTTGTTTTACCTAAATGACTTTCATCTGCAACATATAAAGTTCCGTCTATATAATAAAATACTGGTTCTAAGATGCCATCTATTTGATTGTTTTCTGTTCTAGAAAAATCACCAGTAGTGCCAAAAGCTCTTGACAAATATCTTATTTTAGCTCCTCCTTCTGTTTCATGAAGAGTTATAACTTCTTTTGGAGAACTTTGAAAATCTCCAATTCTGTAAGTTCCATCTCCAGGACTAGGGTTTGCTGTAATATCATATTGAGTATTGAAAGAAAAAGCAGTATTAGTGAAGTTTCTAATTTCTTCATTTGCAATACTACCTTTAGACGTAGGAGCAACTGATGTATAAACTACGCCAGAGTTTAACAATACAGCATTACTAGCTGATTGAACTTGATTGAACGCAATATCCCTAGGAGAGGACTTGGTATTAAGTCCTCCGCTAAAGTCATTTAATGTTAGCATTTGTTTAGGCACTTAACAGCCTCCACATCCACATTCGCAGTTCATATCTTTTCTCCTTATTTTTTATCTAATGCTTTTTTTACTTCTGCCCATAGTTTGTCATCTAGTTTGTTAGATGATTTAGCTACAAGCCAATCTCCTAGGTGCATAATGATAGCTTTGATAAGCTTCTCTGTACCTAAACTTGTAAGAACTTTACCTAATATTGGTCCCATGATTCCTCCTCTTAATTAGCATTTCCATCTTCTACGTGCTTGTCTTATTCTAGAATTAGGATTATTCCTAGTTTTAGCAGAACTTCTTTTCAGTTGTCCTAAAGACCTTGCACAATAAGACTTTCTTCTTTTAGCTGCCTTGCTACCTTTCTTTACTTTACCAGTAACAGCAGTTTTTAACTTACTACCAGGGTTAGCTCTTCTATAAGCTTTTACACCCTTCTTTGTCATTCCAGCACCTTTTTTAGTAGGTCTGTAATTGGCATTCTTGCCTTTTGTAGTTCTTCTTATAGACTTTGCTTTCTTTCTTGGCATTATCTTATTTCTCTTTTAATTTTATCAAATACTTCTTTTTCGTCAAATCTCATACTTATACCAGGCTCATATCTCATAACTTCTTTACCTTCTTTCAGAATGATAATAGTAGGGACAACCTTGATATTCCACTCCTTCTGAATGACTGCACCAACAGTTTTATTGGTTAAGTCTATTTCTCCTATATAGCAAAGGTTAGCTAGTTTCTCAACCTTTACTCTGTTCCGATAATTCCAGCCCGCATTAACTTGCACTACTGCGCATTTTTGTATATTCAGCGCTTGTATTTGGTCAAAGCTATCTAAGTTGACTGATTGTGAGTGCAGCCAAGATAGCGACGAGCAAAGCGTTAATACCAAGTATGATATAAATTTGTTGTTCATTTGAAAACCTCATTAGTTCTTATTCATGTCTAGTAAAGTTTCTTGAATCATTCTTGTGTCATCTTTAACAGAGTCTACTTTATCTTCAAGTTTATCTACTTTTTCTTCTGTGTTTAGTATTGAATCACGTATCATTTGGTCTTTTAAATCATATTCCATACGTGATACTTCTGGCTCTGGTAACTCTTTAGCAAGTTCTATTTCTGCTTGCAAAGAATACCACATACCAATTATCATACCTACAGTGACTAATATACTAATTGCTGTCTCTATAGATAATGTAAATTTAGTTTCTTTTCCTACTTCCATTGTTGCCCCTTTATCTCATGTCCACTGGAGCTATCGCTCTAGTGCCACCTACTTTATCGTTCTTTTTCATACCGTATCTNCGTACAGCTTCTTTGTAGTTAGCCATACATTGTTGTGCGGACGCCATTTTAATCTGAGCAAGACCTGGGTCTTTTGCTCTAGCTGCTGCGTCCATCAAAGCTTTTGATTTAACATAATCTATTAATGCTGGTTGTAATACATTATCAATATCTATTGTACCAGTAATACTTGTTAGTTTATCTGGCTCTGCATAATAAGATATAATAAGACCATCGGTAATAGTATTGCCAGAACCCAATTGTACTGCTTTTAAATTACCTTTACCTGTCTCTGTAGTACTAGCATCTCCTTCTGTAGTAGCAATAGCTAGCCTATCACCTTCTATCCACCATACAAAAGTATCGCTAGGGTCTTTATACGTACTGCTTACCGCTGCCATTATACCTCCGTCCAACTAGTATTAGATGATGTACTTGATTCGTTGTAGAATTGTTTGATTTCTCCATTTGACAACCTAGGAATCTTAATATATTCTCCATCTGAGTTTAATATTGTACATCTAAATAACTTGTTTACTGTTATTGCTTCATCGTCATCTAATGCATACCACAATTGATTATGCTTTAAATCTGTTTTCGCATTCTCTATTTGATTGGTATATCTACCCATGTCAATTAATGCTTCGTTGATTAAGTTTAGTACATAGTTCTCTGATATACCAGGAACTGCTTGCAGTACTCTACTATAAATTTCTTTTGCTGTAAATTCTATTGCCGCCATTACGCGTTCTGTCCTGCTACCATAACATTAACTGTTGCTTCATTAGTACCGTTGGTGTAATCCCCTGCATGTATCTTCACATCAGCAATAGCTTCTGCCATTTCCATTGGTATAACTATTGACTGCCCTGCGTCTAAAACTGCAAAAATTTCACCGCTCACTGTTACCGATATAGTTCCAGGAGAACCAAGAGCACTTACATACTCTACTGCTACCACATCTACATTTACTGGTAATGCTCCACCTGATACAGCAGAAGCCTCTGTCCAACCTGAATCGTCTAGACCATCTGCAGTAGTAGCACTAACAACAACATTACTCCAATATGCCACTGCGTCATCATCATAAGCAGAGTTCATAGTATATGAGCCGCCCCAACTTCTAGAAGCAGCATTTCCGTCCAAGCTTTTATGTGAGTAACTAATACCTTCTACAGTAATATCGTTGTCTTGGACGATTTCAACAGATGTTTTTACTCTTATTTCGTTTGCCATTATCTACCTTCCTTTATTTAGTATTGTTCATTGTTTCAATTTTTAATTTATCTATCCCTATCAATTGTAATGCTTCTGTAAATTGAGCATTAACCATTTGATATTGACTTACATACCATTCATACTCTCTGCTATCAACAGCCAATCTTAGGTTTATTTCAGTTCCATATCCTTGAACTATACCTATCTTAGACTGTAGTTCTGTTGCATATCCTTGAGCAGCTGCTATATAAGAGCCAGCAACTGTTCCTTGAGCGTTCACCTGTGCTAATCTTGCATTTACTTCTGTAGCATACGTATTTACTTCACTTGCTCTAGACTGCGCTTCTGCTAAATAGGCATTACCTGCATTTATTCTAGCTTGAGCTTCCTGATAATAACTTTGTTGTATTGCAATGGCAGATTGATATTCAGCTATATTTTGTTGTAAATTCTGAGAGTATTCTTGTATCTCTTTATTCATATTTTGTTGATACAATGCAATCTCTTGATTGAATTTAGACAATATATCATCATTGTTAGCAATAGCTGCCTGCAAATCTTGTGCTTTGTTTTGCAAAGATAAAGCTTGGTCCTGTGCTTTATTAGCTATATCTACTTGTGTAGCTTGCCTAGCTTCTAACTGTGCATCTGCAGCATCTAATTGTGCTTGCGTTAATTCTTTTTGTAGGTCAGACTGATGTTTCTGTATCTCTGCTTGTACATTTGCCTGATATCTTACATTTTCTTTATTAAACTCATTCAATTCGTTCTGAATATCTAAACTATATTTTTGTAACTCTGTATCTCTACTCTTAGAAAAGATAGAAAAGTTTTTCTCATAATTAGTTCTGTATAAGGTAACTTCCTTGTTAACATTTTGTTCATATAGTCTTAACTCAGAAACAAACTTTGAAACCAAGTCATCATTATTTTGAATTGTTGCTTGCATAGTTTGAACTGCATTCTGTAGTGCTAAGGCTTGGTCTTGAGCTTTGTTAAATTTATCTACGTCTGTAGTTTGAGCGGCCTCTTGTTGAGCGTCTCTAGCATCAAGTTGTGCTTGAGTTATTGCCTTTTGAAGGTCTGAGTTATGTTTTTGTAGCTCTGCCTGTATATCAGCCTGATACCTAACATTGTCTTTGTTAAACTCGTTCAACTCATTTTGTATGTCTGTAGAATATTGTTGAAGCTCATTTCTAGTTCTAGTTTGAAATATTCCTATTTCTTTGTTTGTGTTCGCTTGATACTGCTGAACTTCTTTAGATATGTTCTGTGCGTACAAGTTTAAATCTTGATTGAACTTAGCTATAAGGTCATCGTTGTCAGATATAGTTGCTTCCATAGTTTTAATTGCATTTTGTATTGCAAGAACTTGGTCTTGTGCTTTGTTTGCTATAGCAACATCTGTTTGTTGTTTTGCATTTTGTTGAGCTTTTGCTAAATCTAATCTAGCTTGCTCTAAAACTTTTTGTTGGTCTGCTTGAAATTTTGTAACAGCTTCTTGGAACTCTGTTTGATATACAACGCTCTCTTTGTTAAATTCGTTTAGTTCGTTTTGCATATCTGCTGTATATTTAGCCAGCTCGTTAGAAGTTTGTATTCTAAATAAATTAATTTCTTTTTGAGAATTTTCTCTGTATTGTTGAACTTCTTTGTTTACACTAGCTGCATATTTTTGAATATCGTTAGAATATTCTTGTATTTTCTGAGCTTCAGAAGCAGAAGTTAATTCTGCATCTTTTATTGCTTCTTGAAGTTCTGCTCTGTACTCTTCCACATCTCTGTTAAATGAAGCTATTTCTTTTTGTATGTTAGCTTGATATTGGTCTACCTCATTATTTAATCTTCCAAGCTGTAATTGTGCTAATTCTACATCTTCATCTGTTTCTAAGAAAGTTTCAAATTGTGCTGTGTCCACAGATAATGTAGGAGCTGTAAATATAGGTGCTCCCTGACTAAAACTTACTGAAGGAGTGCTAACAGTTATAGCACTAGGTTCGCTTGCGCTTATACTTAAATCAGATATACTTGACAAAGAAAGCGAAATTGTAGGCTTAGTATATGTTGGAGCACTTCCTGAAACATCAATTTCAGTAGGAACTGTTCCAAAACTAACTGTAGGAACATCGCTCGCTAAAGCATCTACATTTGTTGCATTAGAATAACTTACAGATGTTAAATTTGGAGAACTAGGTGCGCTTGCAGAAATACTTAAATCTCCTACTGCTATAGAACTTAATGCTATAGTAGGTTTTGTATATGTAGGAATATTGTTAGTTAAATCAGATTTATCTACACTTCCTACCGTTATAGCACCAATTGATGATGATTGAGCGTCTGCATTAATTGCATCAGTATACTGCACAGTTCCTAAAGAAGGAACGCTTGGAGCTGAAGAAGATATGCTGAAATCAGCTATACTAACATCCGATAAGCTAAGAACAGGTTTTGTATAACTAGGCACATCTCCAGATATATCTGCTTTAGCAACAGTAGCAACAGTTATAGCTCCTATTGCAGTAGAGCTAGCATCAGCATTTGTAGCTTCTGTGTAAGATACAGTATTTATGCTTACAGTAGGTGCACTTACTCCTGATAAATCTAAATCTGATATTGATAAAGCACTAACTGCCGCACTTCTAGCTGCTGATATTGGAGAAGTTGCAGTTCCTGTTACTTCTACTGCTACCTCATCATATTCATCGTTAGCTAACCCTATTGCAGTATTAATTTTATCTGCTGCTGTTTTCATAGCAGTTAAAGCTGTATCTACATTTGCATCTACATTAGTTACCATTTCTCCAATTTCTGTAACAGCTGCATCTACTTGCGTGTTAATTAAATCAGCTATTGCTTGAGTTTCATCCATTTCAGTATTTATAGCAGTTAAAGCAGTAGTTATATCTGCATTACCATGTTTAGCGTTCATCAATCTCATTAACGCATTTCTTGAAGCATATAACACTACAGCATTTGTAGCCTCTTTTGGAAAGTTATCTATAGTCGTATCTGTAGCTGCTATGGTAAAATCTTCATTAATTTTTACTAATTTACTATCGTCTGAAGATGCACTTGCTGGCAATGTATAAACTCTTTTGTTTTCCAAATAATATACTGGGTCAGAACTTGTAGCAAATTCCATATATGCTCCACTAACATCTGCGGCTCTACCTGCTTGACTAGCGTGTATTTCTCTACAAGGCATTAAATAATCGTTATTATTTTCATCTTTTCTTAATACATGTAATATCTTACTATCTTCTACGCCTTGATAATTTGTAAATTCTTGTATTTCAGACATTCTATCTAGTTTAGACATTGGTAAAACATCAATGATTTCTCTAGCACCAGCAGTAAGCCAGTCTACTATAGCAACATCATCAGTGCTACCAAAGCCTGTCAAATCATCTATTCTTGTTTTAAAATCAGCCATTATCCTTGTCCTCTACTTCTTTTTATATAATGCTTACTACTTAATTTATTACCATACTTAGTATTATTGCTTTGACCTTGTCTTGTCTTTTTTTTACCATTAGTATGTCTAACTTGTTGAGTTCCAAAACCTCTTCTTTGCATTATCCTCTTCTCGCCTTTCTACTTCTTTTAGCATAAGCTTTTGCTTTTTTCTTCCCAGCTTTTGTATATGAAAACTTCTTTTTTCCTACCATTGGCATTACATTACCCTTATACCTTTCCCACTTGGTGTGGGCTTTGCATTCTTTTTACTTTCTTGCATTTTTTTAATACCATCGTCCATAGACATATGGTTTATATCAATCAAGTCTTTTCTAATTGCTGTTGCCATAGGGTTTCCCTCTCTGATAACAAAATTAGTATTCCATTTACTAGGAGCTGCTCTGAGCCCACATGAAGGACAATTAAAGTATCCTTCTGGATTAGGCTCACTACAATGTTGACAGTTAGCCATTATCCTTTGTGAACTATAATATATGCAATTCTACCTCTGTCAAGCTCTACAGCTTGTATATCTATAATTGCTCCAGTAGAATCATCTAGTGTTTCAATATAGTCTGTAATTTCTTTAGCTAAAGAACCAGACACAGAATCTGCATCAGGGCTTAAATTCCCAATAATAATTTTAGTTACTACGTTATAATCTGCCATTTTATCTCCTATTATTTAAAATTTTTTATAGGTTTCGGAGTGGGACCTGCCCACTCCATAGTACCTAATAACTATATTATGATGTGGTTACCGCTCCATCTACAGCTGTCATACCGTTGACATACCATTTTGTACCATCGCATACGATGTCAAGATGGTCACCTTCATCAGCAGTTGTTCCAAAAATTACATTTGAAACTCCTGTTGCGCCAGCTGAACCTGGTGCATCGTCTGATGTGTCAACTTCTCCTTCGACAACTTTACCAAAAATAATTGCTGAGCCAGCTGCGATAGTGACTGCTGCATTTGGTGAGTCTTCGAAGATAAGTTTGTACTGAGTACCAACTTCTAAAGTTGTAGGAAGTGTAATGGAATATGCACTACCAGCATTAGCAACAACAAAAATCTTGCCGCTATCAGAAACTGCATCTAAAGTCTTAGCTGCAGAAATCTTTTCTACTGGTAATAAATATCCACCATTACCACTATTTTTTTCTAGTATACTACCTCTTGCCATTTTATAATCCCTCCACGTTATATAGAGCGTGACATTCTGGAAGTGTAACTTCTAGACCAGCTTCAGTAAGAATCATGTCTTTTCTCAAATCTTCATCCGCATTTTGTACGTTTGTCATAATTTGAGTGTCACGATTAATACCGTTTCCAACTAATGGTCTGTATGCCAATTTAGACATATCAGCCATAAGCATGAAGCCGCTAGCAATTCCTCTAAATAGAGGTTCCTTCACTAAGTACATAGAACCATGTACAGTGTTGATTTCCATTAGACTGTGTCCAAAAGAACCTTGTACGTTGTTCATATTTACTCTGAATGGAGATGATGATTGACCTACAGAAGCATCAATGAAAGCACCGTCGCCCATTTTGTTGAAGAATGTAATTACTGGCAATGAAGCTAATACAAGTCTTTCACTTGAACCGCCTCTTGCTGGGTCAAAAATAACCTCTAAGTCAGCAAGTAATCTATCATAGGTTAATTCAGCCTGAGTTACACTTCTGTAATAAGGCGCACCTGATGAATATGAAAATGCTGAGTTGTCAGTTACTGGAGCAACATTTTTTACAATGTGTCCAACAAGACCTTCAGTATATTGTACTCCGTTAACACGAGCTTTTTGACCGAAAAGCATAGCTCTTTCGATGTCTACTTTGTGTTCACGTAATTTTTGAGCCCAAATTCTTTCGAACTCATTTGAATAGCCACGGTATCTTGTAGCTATTGCTGTGTTTGTTAATTCACAAGCTGTTTTAAAGATTTGAGTATAACCAAAATCATCTTCTAGTGTATCTGAGAAAGTATCAGGTGAACCTGTTCCTTCTTCAAAAGAAGTACCTACAATTTGTGCTTCATCATTGTTTGATAAAACATTGTAGCCACTAATGCTAGAATTTGATAGTTCAACAATTCTACCTGAGAAGGTAGAGTTTGCTGCTTGAACGTTTGGTGCAGACTCAACTCTAACTAATGCTTGTCCATAACCGTTTGTGTCATCCACAGTTTTTACAGCTATTACCATTCCTTTGGTAATAAACCCTGGTGCAGCACCAGCGCCGTCATCTACAGTAAAATCATAAAGATTTCCTGCAGTTACGCCACTGCCGCCGTTTACGTCGGCTGCTAAGCTAAAGTTACGTGCTGTGTAGTTTGTGACAGTTCTATTTTCAAGATATCTGAAAATATTATCGTCAGTAGCTACTTTAGCAACTTGACTTAGATAGACGAAAAAAGGTGACTCCTCTGGCATAAGTTCTGCAACTCTATCAGAGAAATCATACAGCTTTCTTTGGTCTGGAGCCTGTCCGTAACCAGCTGCTGTTGAAGCTGCTGTAATTTGTGATGACTTTAGTTGTCCTTTGTTAAAAGCCATTTTAACTCCTAGTTAGTTTTAGCTATCTTACCTATTCTTCCAGCGCTCATAACTCTATCCCATACTTGGTCTGCTTCAGATTTTTGTGGTTGTTGACCACCTTGAAGTACACCAGCTGGTTTAGGAATTGATTTTGTTTTTCTGACTGTTTCCAAGTTTTCACTTTGTTGTACACTCTTGCCCTCATTCTCTTTCCACACTTTAATAAGTGTTTCAATAGGAAGGTTGGCTTTTGGTGTTGTAGCAAATTGTAAAAACTTTTCTGCGTCATCTGCACCTAAATTGTGCTTACTTACCAATTCTGTTTTTAGGTTATTCATCGCCATCTGACCTTGTAGTTTAGCTAGTTCGTTATCTACTGTTTCATGTACAAGCTTTTTCTCTTGACTTACTCTAAATTTGTAAGATTCAGATTCTGGCTTGTAGTAGGCGTCCCAAGGGTCAAAGTTATCTGGGGTTGTACTTCCCTCCATACCTTTGTCCTCAACTGATTCTCCAGAAAGACTTTTCTCAATGACGTTGACTAATTCTGGTTTTTCAGATAAGACTTGTCTTAACTGCATCAAATCACTACTGTCTTGTTTTAAGTTTTCGTGCTCTGCAACCTTTTTGTCATACATTGATTGAAACTTTTTAGCTTCTGTTTCCCAGTCTATAGATTCAGATGCTTCCACACCTTCTTCTAAGGTCTCCTCTTGAAATGAAACTTCTTGTTCCACTGTAGATTCAACAATTGGGTCTTGCTGTTCAACCTGTTGTTGTTCTTGTTCTTGTGCCATATTTTTTTTCTCCTAACCCTGATTTAGTCCTAAGACTCTGAACCAGGCTCGTTATTTTTTTCTTCCTCCATAGAAGATTGCATTTGGTCAATAATGTTTCCTAGTTGCATTACCTTTTCTTTTTCTTTAACTTTAGCGGAAGAAGTAATCTCACTTAAGTTAGATTTAAACTTCTCAACTTCTGTTCGTTTTCTAGCAGAAACCTGCTCACGTTCAGATGTTTGTAAGTCACCGCTTAGTTTCTTCACTTGATTTTCAAGCTGTGTAATATACTGTTGCATTTGTGCCATACGCCCTTTTCTCTGAAGGACACCTTCTTTGTCAAAGATTTCAGTTTTCTTTAAAACCTCGACATCATCTACCAGTCCAAGTTTATACGCATCAAGATACATATTGTATTCCGGATACCTTGTTGCTAGGCAAAGTTGAACCTGATATAATACGAATGTCATGTTGACCAAGTTGAATATCATTCTGTATGGTTAACAATTCATTTCGTTTATCATCGTACATTCTCATGTTTACTGAAAATTCAGTAATATCATTATTTGGTTGTACAATTCTAAATGTTTTTGCAAATTTGTAATGGTCTTTAGCTAAGTTGTAAACAACTTGACCAACCATAGCTAAACTTGCTTCAATATCTCTTAACTTTGATTTACCTCTTGATTCTCCCATTTCTGATAAAAGCATTGTACCTCTAACAGACTCAGGAGCGCTATCTTTAAATCCTTGTAAAAGCTCAGGTATACCAAAGTTTAAATCTATATATTTTTCTACCCTATCAATTAAATAATAAAACTCACTAGTTAAGGGAGCTGGTTGTGGGTAATGTGGCTCACCAAATTCTGGATTATATTCAATAACCGCATTTGGATTAGCCCAATCTTTTTCTAACTGACTAACACTATCAACACTACCCTCTGGAATTAAAAGTTTTAATCCAGCAGCAGATTGAGCGTGTGACAAGGTTAGAGAAAATAACTTATTTAAAAGTCTTTGTGAATCTTTAACCTTGTTCACATCTGATTTTGGATAGGGAGTATTAGTCCAAATGTTTGTAAATGGAACAATTGGATATATATCAGTGTTTAGAATACGCTCATAAAGTAAAGTATCTCCAATGCTACTGCATTGAGCAATTCTTGTTTGCATAATTTCTTCTATTTCTATAGCACCTCTTTGTACAGCTGCTATTGTTTCTTCGTCTTCTATAATAATATTATAGGTATCAGGGTCTATAATTTTTTCACTTCCATCTATAGTATTAAATATTCTATAGAAAGGAACTTTTATCTTGTAAAATCTATCAAGTATTTGATATTTTTGATTTACATTATAATCTAAGTCTTTTGCTTCAGCAGGAGTTAAAACATTATTACTGTTTTTTAAATTAGATGTTGGGTAATCTTCTCCATACAAAGAATTAACACCAACTTCTATATCATCAATAAACTCTTCCATTTGAGGATATAGGTCTAAAACTTGCTGCCTGGTTAAAAACGTAGACAATATCATTCCTGATGCATCGTTAAAAAATCTATCTCTTGATGCTGGGTCTACATATACTCTAAAAGGGTCTACGTGCGTATACTTAACTTCACCTCTACCATAGTCTGCTTCAGGGTCTATATATACATACATATATCCCAGTCCAGTAACAGCATAATCGTGAACCACTTGCTTAAAGGTACTATCTCCATTTGAGATGTCCCATACATACTCAAGTATTGTTCTCCATACGTTAGCTAGTTTGTTATCAGAGTCTTCTCTTGCAATAACAGAAAATCTTGCAGGTCTTGCTGTAAGCAATGATTTTAATTTATCAACAGCAGCATATACTCTATCAATAACAAAGTCAGCTTGCCCTACCGATTGTAGTGCATCTGATTCTTCATTACTATAATGATTTCCTAGAGTAAAATCTACTGCATTTCTTGCTTCAGCGTCCCATTGTTCTCTTGCGTCTCTCCAACGCCTAAACAATTCTTTTGAAATCTGAGGCTTTGATTTGTTTTCGTCGTAATTAGCCATAAACTCCCAATTCAGTTTTTAGTCTAAAAATAACTAATTTTATCTCTTAAAGTCAAGTAAAATTTATATTTTTTGTCCAGTAACCCAATTTATGACTCTTTTAGCCTTACTTTCTTCTATTGTAGTTATTCTGTCTTCTAGTTTATCTGCGTCGATTGCAGAGCTTTTTGGAGGTTTTGCTGTAGTGACAGCATACCAAAGTCCGTCTAGAAGGTCATCATTCCTACCTTTTGGAAATTCAAACATCTCATCTATTAAGTTTGCATGTTCTTTTTTAATGAACATTTTTCTTCGATTAACAATAGGACAAAGCAATGCTTCTAGCCTATCTTCTTTCTTGATACCAGCAGGAGGTCTAACACCCTGAGATAATCCAGGAGCTAGTTTTCTATCTTTGCCAGCAAGTTGATTTACATAATCTTTTACCAATCCTTGAGCTCCAACTTTTTCTACGTTGACTCTTCTAACTGGATGATACTCTTTTGCCATATCTACAATTTTCTTTGGCATATCATATAAAGGCGAATGTTCTCTATAGTAATCTACAACATATATGTTTCTATCACTATCAATAGCAATAACCATAATTACCTGATAGTCGCTTCTAGCATTTGCTTCATAAGCAAGGTCGACTCCCAGATATACATTTACAGGTATTGCAGTCTCATCAACCATCATATAGTTAAATCCGTTTCTTTCAACAAGATTACCTTGATAATAATTTAATCTATTTATATGAAATTTAGCACTTTCTAAATCTCTAGCTTCGTTTAAATACTCTTGAGCAAACTTATGTACTAATCCCATTTCAGTAAACCTTCTTCTAATGTCCATTAGTTTTTGTTTGGTAAAGTAGCTAGGCCATAAAGGAGTATCGTCTACTATAGCTTTTTTATATAACACGTTCCAAGCAGACTTTCTATTTTCTTTTTCTGCTTGCAAGTATCCATCGTATACTCCTTGTAAAAAAGAATCATAATGTACTATTGTTCCAATAAGCCATATAGAACCTTCGTTTTCTTTTGAGTTTTCCAAAGCGGGTTCTACCGTTGACATTACCCATTCTTTAATCTCTCTTCTTCTTTCTGGTGTTTTAGTATTTAATTCTGATTCAAAGTCATCAAGAATAATATTTGTATATCTTAGTCCTAATTGAGAACGACCACGCAAACGTTGCGATGTACCTTTTGCTATAATTCTATCTCCTCTAGCAGTAGTAAATTCTTTTTCTGTCCACTTACTTCCTTTTAAATCTCCAAAGTAATATTGTAAAGCAGGATTTATATCTATGTGATTTTGTATGTATTTAATATGGTCAATAGC